ATTTCATTAAATTCTCCATTGTGTCCTGCAAAAGCATTTTCTGCTCCAGTGACATTGATATTATTAAAAACAAATTGTTCTACTGTGCATGGTAATTTTTTTACAGAACCATCAAATAAAAAGAAAGAATCTTGTGACATCCAATAACTAACACCGTTGATATCAACACCCGCATGACTACCAACAATACCGCAGTTTTGACCTAACTGTCTTAAACCAAAAGTAAAAGGTGGACCAATAAATTGTAAACTATGTAATGATGTATCTGTCCAAACTAATATTTGCCCCCTAGATCTTTCTGCAGCCACGATCCGTGATCCGTCAGCAATACGTAAAGATCCTGCAGTGTTTTCTGCTGTTGGTTGATAAGTGTTTCTATCTTCTTGATTTGAAAATCTTAATAATAAATCATCTTGTGAATTTGTTGTGCCTATCGTATTTTCTGTGCCAAAAAACAATAAATGCCTATCTGGTGTAGAAACCAAACTTAATCTAGATGCAGTAGGAGCACCGGTTATGGCTGTAGCTCTTGTAGACACACCAGAGGTGGGACTCCATTCAAAAGCTCCTCCATTTAAAACTGTGGCAATCAATAGTTGACCGAAGTTATCTAATGACCACTGTCTAGCTTCTAGGGTCACATTTGATGTTGTAGAAGGTGTGCCCCAGGTGCTTGAACCCCATGTATCTGTGCCCCAACCAAAAGCTGAAGTAGAAAGCTCAGGACCAATAGATATTTGATATTTAGCATTACCTGAACCTCCACCACCAGATGTGGATCCTGATGCAGCCGATGTAGTGGTTACAACATAGGCATCTGTATTTGCTACAGATGTAACCTCAAACTCTTTGTTCATATCTAATCCGTCTATAGCAGAAAAAGAATCAAAGGTAACAAAGTCTCCTTGAGCTGCTCCGTGACCTGCGTCGGTAACAACAACGGATGTTGTGGCGTTAGTGGTAAATGGATTAGTTAAGGCCTGTGTTTCTCTAATAGGAGTAATATCATAGGCCCTACCTTCTTCAAAAACATAGAGCTTTCTATCAGTGCCAAATGCGTTGTATCTTGTGCCATCAAGAGCAATCCAAGCGTGTTGATCTCTAACTACACCAACTAATGTAGTTGAGAGAAACCTCTCCCACCCTTTTATTTTCTGTGCAGATCCTTGAAAAAAACGCACCATGTCACCATCAGTCCATTTACCCTGACCTGTATAGTCAGTGACTTCCTTATTAATACCAGGGGCTGGTCTAAAATTCACTAGAGGCATAAGGCCAATATATATAAATTACTCTTTCTTAGCAACCAAAGTTCCAACATGACCCTTAAAAGCCCTACTACCAAAGTGAGTCAAGGGCATACTTAAGTCAGCCCAAATCTCTCCACCACACTCTTCTGTCCATAGTCTAGAAAAATAATAATCTTCAGATAAATATCTTTTTTGATCAAGGGTTTGGTAAGGACCAACAGCAAAAAGGTCGTAACAATTATCTGATTTGTAAGATTGGCCGTTTACAATTTGATCAGACTCATATTTTCTCTCAGGAAACTTTTTAAACATTTTTCTAAACACTTCTCGTTTTACAAGCATCATGCCTGTAGCAGCCTCATTTACTTTAAAAAAACCATTTTCTCCTTGTAAATTTGTAGGATCATCAAAATTAACATTGTACCCTAAAGCTCTAGCTTCAATATCGTCTGGTGATGCGTCTGGATTTTCCTCTAAAATTTTTTTTATTTTTTCTAAATAGATATGCTTTCTTGGATATATTCCACAAGCTATATCTTTGTCAGCACATAATAATCTTTCAACATTTTGCCATGTGAAACCAATATCTGCGTCTATAAACAAAAGATGTGTGGCTACAAAATCGTTCTGATCCATCATCATAGAAACTATGGTATTTCTTGCGCGGGTAATTAAACTTTCATTACCCATGGTTTGTATTCGCATAGCAACATTTTTATCCGCAGACATTGACCATTGTTGTAACTCTAATAATCCATGTAGTGTGGCTTCAGATAACATACCTCCATACATAGGCATTCCTAAAAATACCTTAAAGTTTTTATCTTTTAGTTCATTTGGTTTAATCATTTGTTTTCTCCTTTTTTGTTTCTGTTAACCCATGCCATGGAACACATTTTCTATAATTAAAAGCTAAACTTATTCTTAATTCTTCATCATTAGACTTAACTCTGTGAAACATATCATCTTCAAATATTATTATATCTGAGAATTCAGGAATAAAATTTTTAGCATGATTTGTGTCAAAAATAATATTTGAGTTTTTTTCTGTTAGATAAACGACACCACTTATACATTTGTGAATTTCACTTTGATGGTTGTGAAATTCTTGATAATAGTTTTTTTCATAAATATTAATCCATGAATTATCTATGAATCCATCAAAAAACTTTTTTGTTTGTAACATATAATTATCTATGTGAGATAAAATATTTAATTTTAAATGCCTTAACTCTACAATATTTAAAATATTATTTGTTAAATTAAGTGATGTTCTAAGAGGACAATCCCACTTGTACTCAGTAAATTTATTGCTAAAAGATTCAATAAATTTTTTAGATTGTTGGCACACCTCATTATCAAGCACACCTTTGTAAATTTTACTCTCATATATTTGATAAAAATTATTTTCTGTCATAAAAAACTGTAGTTACTGTTCTATCTCCCCTTGGGTTAATACCTATAAAGTCATGATAAGATTTATATTTTGTTCGTAAATAAAAATAACAATCCCCATTCCAATTGCCATTATCTAAAATTAAAGTATTTTTATATTTGATTTTTTCTATCAAAACTTGTGCTACATATAATCTAGAATTAAATTGACGAGGGTTGTTATCTATTAAAATAAAATCAGTATTTTTAAAAGAATCAGGTTCTTTCTTATAAAAATTGTAGTCTAAAAAATTAACATCAACATTTTCTAAATGCCTATTTTTTATCTTCTCTATCCATTCCAATTCATCTTCATATGTAATTACTTTTTTAAATTTAGTGCTAAAGTATATAGTGGAGTCACCAGAACCAAATTCAATTATTGTTTTCTCTATCGTGTCTTGTTCTTCCATCCATTCTATAAAATCAAAGGTAAGTTGTGGAATAACTTTATTCATAATCCTAAAGAGTGTTTATTTATTTTAAAGTTTAAAGCGAAAGAAATTCTTTCATGTTCTGGATTATCACATCCTTGCACTCCATGAGGCAAGTAAGAAGGGAAAAATATTAAATCACCATTTTTGGGATAGAATTTTGGTGTACCTAATACAACTTGAGAACATAAATGTTTAAAGTAAATAGGACATTTATTACAGCAAACTTTGTGATAATAAACCGCAGATGCACCATTTAATTCATGTATGTGCTCTGAATTGTAATTATTCCCTTTGTTTACGTTCAACCAAAAATTTGCAAAGATCAAACTCGGGTCTAATTCTTTAGCACACTTTTGTGCAAAAGTGAGAAGTTCTTCAAAACCAAAAGTAATGTCATGACTTTGATAGCCTCCCTCATTACTTCCTTTACGACCTTTATCAAAAAAAAGAATATGTTCAATGTGCTTATCAATAACTTCAGTATTGCCTATATATTGTGTATGAAATAAACATTCTTTAAAAAGTATGTTTTCATTAAGCATCTAGTCGTTTTTAGAAAAACCTAAACACTGTCTTTTATCAAATTTATATTCTTTATATTCACCCTCTTGATCGACATAATGTAAGAAAACAGTCATAAAATAATCATGCTCACAATATTCTCTCCAGTGTATTTTTTCCATACCTTTAAAAATTATTGCATTATTAGGAACCATAGGAAATTTGTAATCAATGCGAAGTCTATTAAATTTTCTAGATTTATCATAATATTTATAATCAGATGTGTCGTCCGCTTCACCTACAAATATTTCGTAGGGCTTTTCAACAGGGTCAGATCCCAAACTTAAGGCAACTGTATATTCACAAGAGGGCCTATCTGTATGCACTGGTAAATCAGATAATCGATCATAGATTCTAAAAAAAGAATAGGTCGGAAATAGTTTTTTTTGTACGTTTTTTTCTACAACAGGGGTGCTTAAATCCATTAATGATTCCATTAAATGATCATTATAGTGTGATATGAAAGATTGAGTTTGAGAATCTGCAGAAATAAATTCAGGGTTAGCATATTTTAGTAAACAATAATTTTGAACTACTACTAATATTTCTTTAGGCAAAAATTCTTTTATAAAAATAGGTTGCATTAAATTACCCATGCTACTAAAGCATATCTAGTGCCCTCTATTATTTGATTTACTTGATGTGGAAACATAAAATTAGAAGGAAAAATTATTGCATCTCCCACGTTTTGTGGCATTTGTATTTCGCCATCAGGCAAATTAAATACAAATTCACCCCCTTGAAAATTGTTATTGAGGCATATAGATATTGATGCGTGTCGGTCAGAAACTTTCTCTCCCATATCTACGTGATATTTATATCCTGTTTTATGTTCATTATGTTGATATTTTAGTAGTTCACATGATGATATTTTGTCAGAAAAAAAATAAGAATATTTACTTTTATAAAAACTAACGCATTCAAATAATTTTTTTTGTACATAATTAGAACAAATTCTTTCCCCAAAAGTTTCTGGGCTCATGACGTTCCTACTTTTACAATTTCTTATAGATTTAGCTAAACCATAACCTGTTGTTTTTGCATCTACTAAATTATAGTCAAAATAAGAAATAATTTTTTCACAGTATTTTTCGGGAATTAATTTTTTAACTTCTAGTATGTGTTCTCGCATATTATTTGTGCACAGAAAACTTAATAAGTTATACTGTGTGCAGCAAGATAATCTGTTCTCGCTGTATTGGCAGCCGTGGTTGCGGCTGTTGATGCTGTAGCGTCATCCGCTCCTGCATCTGTTTGACTTGCGTAAGTAGAGTCAAAAGTTGTTTGCCAGGTATCTTGAGCCTCTGCTCTTATAACAACGTTCGTTGCCCATTGAGGAAAAGAAGATATAGACTCGTTGTCTCTTGTGTCTGTAAACTCAATATGTCCAGTGTTTGTTGTAGCATCCCATTGTAAGGCATGAATATTAGAATCAATCTCTGTATGAGATCTTATATTTAAATGAACATTATCATCTCTATATACATCTGATTCAGTGTTTCCAGTCCCTTTTGCTGGTCCATCACCTGTTAAGGGACCACCAGCATCAAAAAGTATTGATATTCTACTTTGAACTGTTGTGTTGTTTACGGTTGTTGCCATTTTTTTTCACCTTTTTAGTCATAGCCTTTTTAGGCTTCTTCTTAACTTTTACCTTATTATTGCTTAGTTGTAAAATAGTTTTATCCTCATTATTAGGATCATTAGTATCAATTGCTTTTTGATGATCACCTATTAATTCAAAAATAGATCCTGCCGTGGCCATCGCTTTTTGTGCATCTCCACTTTGTGCTAAAACTTTTGTCATTATATTATTTGATTGAACCATTTCGTTTCTGAAACTTTCAGTTGCTGCTGTTGTCTGGGATATTTTTCCTGAATTTTCTACTAAAAGCAAGGGCAACCATGCTATAGAACAGCCCCATTCCTGTACATCTAACCCTGTTTGAGGGTGTTTACCCTGAAGCATATTATACCATATGCACCGATGTTTTATACACTTCTTCTTGAGAAGAGGACACGTCCCATCGGGATCGAATATTGGCATTAATCTTTAGCGGCTACAATAACGTTTGCGTGTTTTACGTCCATTGTTGGAACTGCAAAGCTTGAGGATGCGGTAGTTGCACTACTTAAACTTCCTGTAAATGGGTGAGTGTGAGAACCACCACCACCTGTGGCTGGAAAAGAATCATCGGATAACGTTGGAGTAGGTTCAGCTCTCCTATTATTAAAAGTACCAGTGTCAAAACTTCTAGTAGGTGCAGGGTTTTGTCCTGGAGGAGATGCTTTAGTTGGCTTGTGTTGGTGACTTGGAATTTGTGGTGTTGTTAAAGTTGTAGCTCCAATTGAACCAGTTAAACTACCTGTAACAGGTAAGCTTTTTGATTCTGTAGTTTTTGAACTTGAAAAAACTGTTTGAAAAGTATCACTACCGCCTGTGCCTCCACCTGTACCAACGACAACTCTTAAGGCAGCATTACCTAATGCAGCAGTTGTGTCTTGTGTCCAACCAGTTGGTGCAGATGCTTGATAAAAAAGCTGTTTTGTTCCAGAGGGAAAAGCCTCGATGTCAGTAAGATTAGCACCACTACCTGTATATGTTGTGGCAGACACCGCACCATTAGTTCTAAGAATAATATTACCACCACCAGCAGTAACAGTATCTTTAAAAGTAGTAGTTCCTAATAAAGAAGTTGATACTTCAACATTAAAGTTTGAAGAGCCATCACAGTAAACTCTTGAGTATGCACCCTGTGTTACTAAAGCACCATTAGCTGTATGCCCTGTAGCTGCTATAGTTAAAGTTTGAGAACCTGTTGTATTATTAAAAAATAAATATTCACTTTCCACCGCTGGAATAAACACAACGATGTCACCTGTCAAAGCACCTGTAAGTTCAATAACTTTATTAGAAGATTCAGCAGTGTCAGAAGCATTGGCTGTAGTAAGAGTAATATTTGAAGACCCCGCTACAGATTTAGATAAATATCCTGCTGCAAAAGCATCTAGAACTTCTAAGTTGTTATTGGTATTTGTACCCCATGTATTGGCGTTTGCGCCAGTTGCCATGAGTTCTAATTTAAGTCTATCTGAGTATGTGCTTGCCATATTTGTACCTCTCTAAAATATATCTTTTTTTATTATTCAAGCAACACCTTTTATGCTGCGTCTACCTCAGTCCAAGTATTAGTTGCTCCTGTAACCACATTAGCCCAAGGGGTGCTAAATGGATCGCCTAGAGCCGATGTCATGGTCAGCCCGGTAACATCTACTATTGCTTCACCTGTCGCTGTTTCCGTGCCTGTAGCAAAAGATAAAGCCACTGTAGACAAAGAAACTATAACACCTGTGCCTACCTCTACTGTCTCTGTGCCCAATGAAAAACTACTAGATAAACTACCAAGGGTTACTAATGCATCTGCCTCTGCCACAGCAGTCCCTAATGATGCAGTTGCAGAAACACCAACAGGATCTATTTGTGTAAAGATGTCAATGACAGGAGTACCAATTGCAAAGTCTAATTGATCAGAAGGAGCTATAACTCCCACGTTACCCTCACCAGTAATACCTGAAGCACCAGATAAAGCGGCACCTATCGTTAAACTGTCAAGTGTTTGTAATGCTGTTCCTGTTTGAGATGTCGTGCCTAAGGCACTTGTCATATCTAGACCGGTTACGGATACAATTACACCCGTACCAACTGATTGTGTTGTCGTGCCAAGAGACGTTGACATTGTAACGCCTGTAACACTAACTTCTTGTGTTATATTCTCATTCCATGCAAAAGATCCCCATGTAGATCTACCCCAACCAGCATCAACTGTTCCAGAGGCTGTCTCGTCCCCTGCAGTAAATGCCATAGATAAACTTGCAAGGGTTACTCCTGCTCCTTCTTCTATGCTTGGAGCACCTAAACTAAATTGAGATGAAACACCTGTTAAAGGATAAATTGATTCAGCTTCACCAGTAGCGGTGCCTAAAGCTGAAGTGACTTGTAAAGATCCTAATGTGACTACAACGTCACCGACAAAGGACTCAGTGCCTAATGCTGTAGTTGAAGAAACACCTGTAAGGGTTACAGTAACAGAACTCTGTTGCCCCCAAAAGCCTTGCCCCCACGTGCCCTCATTCCAAGCATCTGCCATGGTGATGACCTCCTATATTAAGATAATCTTAATATAGCACTTGAAGCATCGTTAGTTGGGAATGCGATTGTGAATGTACCGTTTGTTGATGTCTTTACACTACCAAAATCTAAAACTGCAATAGCTGCATTAGTATTTGTTGATGATCTGTTATAGATCAAAGCTGCTTGAGCAGATATTGTTGCTGATGTAAAACTTACGTTTGCAAAATCAACAAAAGCTGTTGAAGCTGTTGCGCTTGTTTTGGTTAAGCCAATGGTTGGACTTGTTAAAGTTGCACCACCACTTGCGTATGTTCCTGAGTTTGGAACTTCGTTAGTTGCTGAAAATGCTGTTGTGTTTCCGTTTAAAGTTGCAGAATCGGTGTAGAGAGCAAGATTGATTGTATCATTATCAATATCGTGATCCCCTGCCAATAACTCCTGTTTAAATGAAGCACAGACTGCTTGATTTATTGCCATGTTTATTTACCTCCTGGGTCTACTGATTTAAGAGGGAGTCTTAAGACACCGTCTACATACTCATCTCTACGTTTACGTCCCATCTGCTCTTGAGCGAACTCGCTCAAAGAAGATTGAAACATTTGTTGGTATATTTGCATATCCTGTGTATTTTTCAAGTAAGAATATGCTTCCACTAAAGTTCCGTACAAAAGTGTTTCCGGAGCGTTATTAGATATGAAAGTTGTTGTGCTTGTGGATCCAGAACCATTACCTAATCTCTCAGGAGTTTCTTGATACCACATTTCGACAGTGTAAGCTGCATTAGGAGTAGGAGCCACAACTAATTGTGTTGCATCCCAATTTGCCCAATATTTAGGTTTACCTGTAAAATTTGTATCTGTGGTTGATCGCTCTGGGATATACTCGTCTATAAAGGTCGTATCTACTTGTTGTAACCAAGTTCTTGTTCCATCTGTTTCAACTAACTCTAAACTCCTTGCAAACCTAAACCCACCCTCAGGTGCGGATATATCTAAAAAAGAGTTGTTAGCTTCAAAAGTTGACGTTGCATATCTTCGCTGATAGTCCCCGTCAACCGCCCTATCAATTTTATTTTCTACATTAGTTATGAAAACATTAATGACAGAGTTACTTAAAACGTCACTAGTAACCTCTGTGTAATTTCTTACATTATCTAAAAGTTCAGAATAATTCATGATATCACCACAGTCACTGTACCAACACTTGAACCTATAATCAACTCTCTGATTTCTTGAGAGGGCTGCATTCCGTTTGATTCAAAAGAAGAATCTCCAGGAGCACCGACAAACACAATCGTAGGTTCTATCCTAGCCGGTCTACTCCAAGGTAAAGCTTGTGCGTCCGCCCTATGGTGTGGAGGTTCTAATTGTGGGTGTTTTGTTTCAAAACAAGAGGGACATGTTTTTAATCCATTCCACTCCTGCCTTAACTCATGAAATCT